GAGTCGGACAGCGTCAACGAGGCTGACTACTTCGCTGACAGCTATCTGGTCCTCAGCGGCATGGAAGGCACCGAGCCGGAAGACATCGCAGGCATGAAGGCGAACCGCGTCCTGCTGTTCCCGGAAGGCGGCAGAGGCGAATGGCTGACCAAGAACGTGAACGACTCGTGGATAGAGAACGAGAAGAAGCGTCTTGATCAGGACATCCACAAGTTCAGCTTCTGCCCACCGATGACAGATGAGAACTTCGCAAGCAACGCGTCAGGCGTGGCCATGCGCTACAAGCTCCTCGGCCTTGAGGACAAGACAGGCGTGAAGGAGACAGAGTTCGAGAAGGGACTCCGCAGAAGGATAGAGCTGATATACGGCATCATGCGCAAGGTCAACGGCGACATGGCATACCTCGACATCAATATCGTATTCACGAGGAACCTGCCGCAGGATCTCTCCGCGATGGTCGACACGGTAGTGAAGCTCGACGGAGTCATCAGCGACGAGTCAAGAGTCGCGCTGCTGCCGCTTGACCTCGATGCAGAGGCAGAGCTTGCAGCAGTCGAGGAGAAGAAGCAGCAGAACTACGCTCTGTTCTCCGCCAACTTCAACGAGGTGAATGATGAACGAGAGGGTGAAGAAGAATAACAAATACTGGCGTGAGAGAGCCATCAATGAAGAGGCAGGTGTGGACAGACTGTCGACAGAGACCTCCGAGAAGATGGCCAAGCTGTACCGCCAGTCGTACCGAAGGCTGACGTCCGAGATCAACGCGCTGTATGCGGAGATCCTGGACAACAGTCTTGAGGACATAACAAGGACACAGCTATACAACCTGAATCACTATACAAGGCTGCGTGAAGCAGTCGCAAACGAAGTCGAGGGTCTCGCAGATGCCGAGAAGAAATCCCTCGACTCTTTACTTGATGTCATCTCTGTTGGCACGTACAAGAGCAACTACGAGGAGCTCGGACTTGAGTTCGACTTCATCGCGGAGCTCTCAGCGAAGTCAATCGTGACGGAAAACTGGAGCGGTATCACTTACTCGAACCGCATCTGGAAGAACGCCGACAACTTCAATGTGCGCGTCATGGATGATATAGAGTCCCTCATCGTCAGCGGTAAGAACCCGTCGGACGTGAAGCGGAAGCTGATGGAAGACTACGGCGTCAGATGGGATGAAGCCGACAGACTCATCAGGACCGAATCGTCCCGGGCTTACAACAAGGCGGCGAGGGATTCATATACATCAGCCGGTATCGACAAATGCGAATACCTGGCTGAATCAGACTGTTGTGACATCTGCAGGGAGTACAAGGGCAGGAAGATGCCGATAACGGAGTTTCCTGAACTTCCGATGCACCCGAATTGCAGATGCACGATAGCACCGATAGTCGAGGGGTTCAAATAGAACAACTCAGTCAATGGGGCGGTCATAGAGTCGCAACAAGGAGGACAACATGGAAGAAACAACCAACACAAACACAAACGCAGAACAGCAGGAAGCACCAAAGACCTACACAGCCGAAGAAGTGAAGGACATGCTTCAGAAGGAGGGAGATAGACGTGTCAGCTCCGCGGAAGCGAAGTATAAGCGTACTATCGAGGCTCTGAAGAAACAGGTAGAGAATGAGAAATCACTTTCACAGCTCGATGAAGAGGCAAGGGCAGCGAAGGAAAAGGAACTCCGCATCGCTGAACTTGAAGAACAGCTGAAGGCTTATCAGCTTGACCAGAAGAAGAATGAGATCCTCAGCGCACTCAGCAAAAGGAACCTCGCAAACTTCGCTGACTTCATAAGAGTCGGAGATGATGCTGAAGAGAACCTTCAGATAATTGAGGGCTTCCAGGACTGCATCAAGAAACTACTGGCTCAGGAGAAGAAGACATGGCTCGCAGAGACGTCGGCAGTTCCACAGATCGCGGACGTGATGACCGGCGGAAAGATGACTAAGGAGAAGTTTAACTCCCTGTCACTCGCAGAGCAGCAAGCCATGTACAACGCTGATCCTGACTTTGTCACAAATCTTTTAGGATAAGGAGACATCACAATGGCACCTACAACAACACCATATGCAAACTTTATTATCGAGAACAAAATCGAAAGCGTTCTTGCAACAAAGCTGAACATGCAGCAGTTCGTGACTGTAGACTTCTCGCTCCAGGCTTCTGCCGGAATGACCAAGAAGGTACACGTATACAACAGCACCGGCTCTGCTGAGGATCTCGCTCAGGGCGCAGGCAACACAGTCAGCATCGCACCACAGTGGACAGAGGCTGAGTACACAGTAGTGGAGACTCAGGCAAGATTCCCTTACTTCGATGAGCAGGCTATGACAGACCCTGCATTCATCGAGGCTGGTATCAAAGGCCTTGCTGAGGCTATGACCAACGACATCACATCCAAGGTCATCGCCGAGTTCGGCAGTGCTACACTCGCACAGACCGGCTGCACATGGGTCCTGAACGACTTCATCGATGCACTCAGCAAATATCCTCACGAGGATGAAGAGGGACTGTTCTTCATCATCAACACAGCTCTCAGAGGACCTGTAAGAAAGGCTCTGAAGGACGAGCTGAAGTACGTTGAGGACTTCGCTCGCACTGGCTACATCGGCCACATCATGGGCGTTCCTGTATTCTTCTCCGATGCTGTACCGGCAAGCACTGCTTACCTCGCAACAAAGGAAGCAGTCACGCTCTTCACAAAGAAGGCAGTCGAGACAGAGTACGAGAGAAACGCTAACATCAGACAGACGACAGTATACACAAGACAGCCGAGAGTCATCGCGCTCACAGACGCAACAAGAGTCGTTAAGATGACAGCTTAATTCGTAAAGGAGGGGCAATATGGCAAATATTGACACCCTGAAAACGCTATTGCAGATATCAGACACATCCATCGACACGCAGCTTGAGGCCATACTCGACCTCTGTGAGGCTGAATACCTCAGAAGGACGCACCAGACTGACGCTGATGACAACATCGTGATCGAGATGGCTGTCGAGAGATACAACCAGCTCGGCAACGAAGGCATCCAGCAGATGAACTACAGCGGAATCAGCGAGTCATACTTCTCCGACTACTCGGACAAGGTAAAGGCTCTCATCCGCTCGAAGACGAGGCTGGTGGCGATATGAGGATGGTGCTTCACACGGTCAAGACACCGACATGGACACGGAGCGCTTACGGCGAGCCTGTAGCGGAATACACCGAGGTCACGTCCATCCCGATGATGATAGGCTGGACTTCGATGGTCGGACAGGATCAGAACAACTCGCTCTATCAGGAGTACGAATTCGTAGGACTGACCAAGTCCCTGCCGGAGGTCGGCTCGCTGGTCGATGACAAGTACGTCATAGGCCATGTCGAGAAGGGACGCTGGAATCGCGTATTCATGAAGTACGCAGAAGGGAAGGACCGCACCTATGGCAACGGCGGCGGAAATAACCAGCAGGCTTAACAGCTTATTCACGCCCGGAGGGGAGGGCTACCAAGCCCTCTCCGGGGCGCTTGATAAGGCGTGCATCGGAGTGGAAGGCTCAGCCAAGAGGCGAGCGCCTGTCAGATCCGGCAACCTCCGCAACAGCATCACGCATGTTGTGAAGATGGAGGAGTTCACTGGCTATGTCGGCACCAGCGTGCCATACGCACCGTATGTCGAGATAGGAACCGGCATCTACTCCTCGCAGGGCGATGGCAGGCAGACGCCGTGGATCTACGTGGACCCGGCAACCGGCGAGAAGATATTCACGCACGGCTCACGTCCGCATCCGTTCCTGAAGCCGGCGATGGACGAAAATATATCTGCAATAATCAACTGCTTTGAGGGAATCATATGATCACAGACATCGTATCAGCGCTCGAGAGCGCAACATCGCTGAAGGCGTATCCGTTCTGGACGGATGAGCTCAAAGAGTGCATCGTGTATGAATGGACACCTCGGAGCGATGACGGAAGCAAACAGAACGCGCAGATGATGATACGCATCAAGACCAAGACAATGGCTCGTGCCGAGAGCCTTGCGAAGAAGGTCAAGGAGGCGCTCATCAGTCTGGGCGACGAACGGAAGAATGGCGCCTGGTGCAAGCAGAACGGAGGCGGCACCCTCAAGAACGAGGCAACAGGCTTCATCGACTACATCATGTACTTCGACCTCATCTACAGGTCGGACATTTAAGGAGGACATAATATGTCAGATAAAATCGTACTGGGCAGCGGAAAGCTGTACATCGATACCGTGACAGCAACGAGTGGCGTTTACGCCATCCCTGCTGACAGCGCTATCGAGGCAGACGCGAAGCTCCTCGGATATATCAAGGGCGGAGCTACCCTTGAGTACACACCGACCTTCTACACAGTAAAGGATGACCTCGGCTGCGTGTCGAGAAGATACCTCACTGAAGAGGCGGTAGTATTCAAGAGCGGCATCCTGACATGGAACGCTGACGTGCTCGACAAGCTGTGCTCCACAGCTACAGTCACAAGCTCAACAGGCAAGAAGACAGTCAAGATCGGCGGCATCGACAACTACGACAACCAGATGTACATCATCAGATTCGTACACGAAGACGCTGCAGAGGGCGACATCCGCCTGACTGTTGTCGGCAACAACACAGCCGGCTTCGAGCTCCAGTTCCAGCCTGACACCGAGACCGTACTCAACGCTGAGTTCGAGTGCGTCCCTGGCGTAGGCACTGCAGGCACGCTCGTTGTATACGAGGAAGAAATTCCAAACTAAAGGACGCGAGAGGGGGGCTATATGCCTCCCTCTATTCGCATAAGGAGGTGATCCCGTGATAGATCTTTCTGGAATCAATAAATTCTATGAGATGAAATGGTTCGACGGCACGTCGGTATGGCTCAAAAAGCCTACAGAAGGGCTCCTGCGTCAGGTGACTGCGCTGGAGGAGAAGGGCGGTCTCGAGGCTCTTGATGAGCTGAAGGGCATCGTCATCGACATGATCGTCGACAATGAAGAGGGACGCAAGTTCCCACAGGAGGAGCTTGACGAGCTCGACGCATTCCTCTGCTCCATGATATTCAAGGACTATATGGAGTACGTAGACAAGCGCCTGGGGGAATAGAGATCCCGACTCTCCCGGTCAGCGCCGGAGACAAGGATGAGCCGTATCTGCTGACGCCGACGGATGACATCCATCTGGTAGCAGACTACACCGGCATGAACTTTGACATGCTGATGGCGATGGACTGCATCACATTCAAGATGCTCTTCAGGGACGCATACATAGACAGGATGCGGAAGACCGAGGAGGGAAGGGAATACCTGGAGAACTGCTGGCTCATGAAACAGACTGAGCCGGACAGAGCAAGATTAAGAAGGACATTCGAACATGCTTGATTTAGGCACACTAAGGCTTGGCATCAAGGTCGACGGAGACGAGGCCAAGGCACAACTTAATGACGTAGGCAACGCCGTGACCGATGACGAGTCGAAAACCAACTCGCTCATGGCCTCGGCGAAGAACATGATAAAGGCCTTCGCTGCAGCATACGCGGTCAAGGAACTGGTCAAGCTCGGCAAGGCTGCACTCGATGCTTATGCCGACTTCGAACAGCTTGAAGGCGGCGTCCAGAAGATATTCGGCGATGACGCTTCCAAGATGGTCATGGAGAATGCCGAGAGGGCCTACAAGACCGCAGGCATATCCGCCAACAAGTACATGGAGCAGGTGACGAGCTTTTCCGCCTCGCTGATCCAGTCGCTTGACGGCGATACTGTAGCAGCGGCGAAGGTAGCGGACAT